CTGTATTCTCACTACCTGTTATGTGAATCATTCTAGGGCGTATAGTGGTTCTGTCGTTTACAAGATTGATGGTATTGTAGACTATGCTGTTCTTTGTACCTGATGCAGTAATTCCATAAAATTCTGGAAATATTGCCACTACAGCATCATTAATTCCGGTTATGTTATTTGCTCCAATTGTGCAAAGATCAGAAGCGGCCGTTATTATACCATAACTATATATACCTGTAAGAATGTTGCCCGCTATGGTTGCATTATCTGAAGAATCTGCATAAATTCCAACATTAACAGTCGAACCTATATTATTATTTCTGGCAATCACTCCTACGTATGTATCCATATGCAATCCAAACTTACCTCCACTTACCACGCAATTTTTTGCTACCAGCAAACCAGACTGTCCTTTGTAGCCATAAACACCTACATCACCATCACCAGCCCAAGTGCTATTATCTACCAAATTAAACGCGACGCCATCAATGGTTACATTACTCGTATTATCTGCTTCTGTGTCACCATAAATATAGATCATATTTGAGTATGCAGCAACATTCTGGCTATTGATTGAAAAATTCTTAAACGAATAGGTCTTGGTTCGGTTGTGAATTGTAATACAATCGCTTCCAGCAGTGTTTTGCAAGATCACCCCACCCTGTGACTCACCAATAATGTCAATGTCTCTGTTCGGAACTGTCACATTCACATCAGGATACGTCCCGTTCAGAAGATAAATCCCATTGTGCCGACTCTCAGACAGCGCGTTAATCGCTTCCTGGATGTTGGTATATTGCCCCTGGTTCTCAGTTGGCCCAACATATAGGTAAGGCGATCCCCACACCTGAAATGATGACCGCGCAAGCTCCTGATTGGTTGTAGGCCCGGACTCTGCCGGTTGCCACACATTTACGGAATCATCTTCGCCTACAGTAATCGCGCCTGGTATAGAATCATCCCAGTCTGCAAACGCCTGAGAGAACTTGCTACAGGCAAACCGAACTTTAGCTGTCTTGGCCGTCTTTTCAATGCTTACAGAATCTATCAGCACATCATAGGACCCGCCGTAATCGTTATGATTCATGGACACAACATCGCCCGGCTGAAGCAGTATGCAGCTCATCTTGGTGTCAAATGATATATTAGCTGTCTTGCCAAGCCTACGAGTGATGGATAGCTTTGCGGCTTGCTGGGCATCCCTTGAATCGTTCAGGAACGGCAGGTTAAGAATAGATCCTGATATGGTTGTGGCAGATGCACCGATTGCCATTATCTTCTTATTTAGCTTGTCCTGTGGTTCATCTACGTTTTGCCATGCAAAATAACCTGCGTCGTCTATGTATTTAGACACTATGCCTGAATACTTGAATGTTCCTGGTCCTTGGTCTTTCGTCTTTAAGATGTCAGCAGGAAGCCTGATGTAGTCGTCAAGTTTCGTGTCCGGGTCTGAACCGTCAGATAGCCTGACATAAATTGTGCTGTAACCGAGTGTGTCATTATCAGCATAGCCCCAATAGCCCGCAGATAACTCTCCAGGGACACCTCTTGTAGCCGACTTACCTGCTATATGGCACGCTGATGGTTCTGGCAGAGACGGGTCCGCACTGCCCGCGGCAAGCACACAATAGTATTCATTGGTGCCGCTACCGCTTGCCAACCAGTTATATGTGGAACCTGTCAGGTTGTGTGATTTGTAGAATTCCTTCTTGGATGTTTTGGACAGGATGTGTAGTTGAATCTTCTCGCCTGAGATGAGAATACAGTTGCACATATTAAGCAGAGTCGATACCGCTTTTGTCCTTTCCTGTTTTTTCCAGAACGCGCCATTGAATTCTAACGGCACTGTGTAGGCGTCAAACACATTACCTGCCGCCACAATGGATGCCAAATCAATATCCACTGTTGGCACACCCATGTTGGTTAGCACAGTTAGAATAACATACGCCGGATTGGTAAGTGCTAATGTGTCAGACCTGCTAAACTTGGTCGGCATGTCAAGGAACTGATCGCCTGGCCGCCAAAGGCCATTACAGTCTGCGATACCGTCCCTATTCGCATCGGCTATCATTGGTTGAAATACGCGCCAGTCTACAGCGTCTGCGTCAGCTTTCGTGAACTGATCGAACGGAGTATCAATAGACACATAGTTGTCAGATAACCCATCTGGGTCCGCACTACCAGATGTTCTGACGTAGACTGTAGAATAGCCAAGCGTGTCGTTATCCCCATATGCCCACTGACCCGCGGCCAGAGATCCAAGAGTTCCAACCTTTGCGACAATGTTATTAAGCGTCAGCCTTGCCTTGCCATAAGCATCTTTTGGTTCGTCAAGATATGGGTTTGTGCCATGCTTCGAAACAGCGTAATACTCAGATGTACCGGAAGATGATAATGTCCAGTCCAGATCCTGCCATTCAGACTTCTTGCCCGATTCTCGTGGCGAATGAACCTTGTCTATTACATAGGTGTTTGTGGTATCTCCCAGAACGTAATACCGCGAACCTTGCGTAAGTAAAATGTCTGTAGGAGAGTCACCAGCAGCTTCTGCAATTATTCCAGAGGCTGTATGAAGCTCCAGTCTATCCGCAGTCGCTTTGAATATGTAGAAAGTACCATCGTTTAGGTTTCCATTTGTACCTGATATCGTAACAAACCTATTAGCTTCAAATGCTCCAAGACCGCTGCCAGAATCATTTACCTGTGCATACAGCCCACCAGCAGAAGCTACAAATGATATAGTAGGCGCACCAACTGTGCTTGTGGCTGTGATGGCCCCTGCCTTATAGATGCTCCTAAGCGGCACGTAGGCCACTCCATACGGCTCTGGTACGCACACATCGTCGTCAATGTCAGAATCAATCGATGGGAAGATGTCTTTGATTAATCGTGTGTTTGGATAGCTGCCTCGCAGATATTGCTGAATGAAATCTTCGCACACAAAGGTTAAGGATTGATAACCAGGCTTGCAGTCTCGTATTCTGAACCGATTTATTCTCGGTCTAAAACTGTGCGAGAAATCGCCCACGCTGATATGAATCCAGACCGTGCCGTCTATAAAATCTGACCAGGTAAGTGTGTTGTCTTGGTTGGATATGGTAAATGTCACATCAGATGGGGCCAACACACCGTTTTCAGCGGTGGGCCTATTGAGTGTAATTGGGGAGCAGGACATTATCTTGTAAGAGTAGGCAAGGGTTGCCGACTGGTTGTTACCACCTGTGTCGTTTTGAGTACCTGTCTCGTTTACAGTACCAGATTCTTCTATGATAAGATCGCCTGTTTCTGATGTGATAGAGATATCGGCAAAGGACCAGTAGTACCTGACAGAGTTGGCATCGGTAACGGTGAACAGCCACTCAACCAATTTAGTGTCTGAACCAAGAATATTTGTCTCTGTCATGCCTGGAGAGGTTATCATTATGAAATCGTTCCCAATACTTTGAACTCGCAATTTGGAATACCGTGTATCCCGCTGCGCCGTATCGTCCGTGTTACATCACAGTTAAACCTGACAACATACACGTGCCCATCAGAAGGATGTGTCCATTGAAAGGTTCTTGCCATCCCGTTGCCTTTTGCCGTATCGTGGTAATAATCAACGATCTGTCCTATATCCGACTCTGACTTATTCGGCCACTGTACGCTGACATAAAATATGCTGTCGCTACTTAAGCTGATACGCTCTTCACTTCCATCATCACCTAAGTTCACAAACTGATTCTTCAAACCCCGCTCTGAAACCAGAACCTGTGAAGGATTGGTTAAAGGAGTAGCGTAATCGGCTGTCATAACCGGCAAGTAATCATACATTTCTTTTGCAGCCATCTCTTACACTCCTTTAAGGAATATATCCCCCAGGACCAGGCTTAGAATCATTGGCAGCGTTTATCAGATCATCGTTTCTCTTGAACTGATCGGCAATCACAGTGCCAAGCACCTGGCCATCCACCACAAGATTCACCTGAATCGGTGGACCTTCAATTCCTATTATCTCATACAAGATCGGTGATAGCGCGTCTATGATCTGCTGAGATAAACCGCTGCCTTCACCTTCACCGCCCATGTCTATGGCTACCTTCTTAAATTCTGTTGCAGCAGAGAGAAGCTCACTTGCAGCCTGACTAAGTGTGATAGCTGGGCTTCCTTCTTCGCCAGTGAGCATATTCACCCTAACCATGGCGTCTTCAATCTGTCTTGCGATGCCTGATGACACCTGAGCGTAATCTAAGCCATCACCGCCCATGTCTATGGCTA